TACTGGACTCGTTTCTAGCCCTGATATCAACCTATCTAGGTTGGCTACATCGGCTTCAGAGAATCCAGTGCCTTCAAGGTCAGGTAATGAACTCAAAAGGTTTTTCAATAACGGCTCGTTATAGGTCGCAAGGTCAGTCAGGCGATTATCTGCCAGCACGATTTGTTTTGCTCTCTCTTCAGGTACGTCGACGTAAGTAACTTTGATTTTCTTCCAGCCAAGTTTCTTTGCCGCTTTGTAGGTGTGATTACCTGCAAGGATGAAGTTTGTGCCGTACTGAACCACGATAGGTCGATACTGACCGTGGGCTTTGAGTGATTGCGCGATGGCTTCAATGTCACCCCGTCGCGGATTGAGAGGATATGAACTCAGCGATGCGATAGGGACAGAATCGACTTGTCCCACTTTGATATCAGCCTTCATGATTGTCCTTTGGATATGGCAATATCGGGTAACGTAGTTTGGCTAGAAGTTCCTCTTTGCGTTTTCCCTTTGCATTGAAATAGATATATCTGTGTTTGCGTGTTCTCTCTATGAAAGTGACCTTGTTGCCGTACTTGGCTATCACTTCATCATTGGTCATGCCGTGAGCGTAGGTGGCGTGATGACCTTCAATTCCTTGAATCTTTGGGTCTTTGAACTTGCTTGATAAACCTGTGTAATAAAAGTTTGATGCTTGATAAACAATTCCGCGATGATTCTGTCCTGTATCGGCGAAAGAAACGATTATCTCCCTGTCGAGGAATTTCATACTTCGACTCACAAGGAAACTCTCGGCATTCTTCATCACCCTGTCATCAATCCATAGACGGTTCAACTCATAGACATTGTTTTTCTCATCATCGCCGCATATTCCACGAAGCAGGGTCGAGGATGGACTCACGCCATAGGTAACTACACCTAGTGGCTCAAGCATGTTTGGATAGAACAAGCCGAAAGCATGACTTACGGGTGCTGTTCTATGCAGATAGTGTTTAGCGACCACAATCTCCATGGCTAAGGCATAGGAAATTGGTTTGATGCGAGCATCATGCTTTTGGAGCGATGAGGTCGGAATCGAACCGCCGTCATCTAACTGGAAGGTTAGTTGTGTTTCCATTACACCATCACCGCATGAACTCTAGGCAAGTGGCTTTGGAGGACGTCCTCGTCTACGAACGATATTTCCGTTTGCGTCGTACTCAGGCTCACGAGGAATGTCATGGCGAATGATTTTGTAAATCAACTGCTCGCTAACTTCCATGGTTTGTGCTATCTCACGATAGGTGATGCGTTGCTTACGAAGTCGCAAGATAAGTTGTTTGCGTCGCTTTAGTAAATCGCTAATCTGACCTTGATGAACGCGAATTGAATCATTCAACAATTTCAAATCATCAAGACCGCGACCATCTAGTTCTGATGCTTCAAGTACGCTACTCATTTTCTACTCCTTCGTTGAACATGTTTTTCAGTGCTATATCGAAATTGTGGTCTTGAATCTTTTTATCTGTTTTTTCCATAAGTTCTACCATCGCCTCGAGTTTCATTTTGTGATATGAACTCAAAGAGACTAGATACAAGGGTAGAAACACAGCCAACATGACTGCGAAAATAAACACAGTCAATATCAACTCCCAATTCATATTGTCCTCTCCTTCTTTGCTCCACGAATATAAATAACTAACGAATTTTTATCTTTCTGCGGTGGTAAATAAATCAGTGACCTGACATATTGCGAGGAGTCATCGGGCAAAATTCCTGCATCAACAATTCCATCTATCGCCGCCTTTACTGCTGGATTACACGCCCCTACATCCTGAAGGCGACCTCCTTTTTGATGAGGTTCAACTGTGACGCTGACCCATGCCATGGGTGGAATCTTCTCAGATTTAGCCAAGAGTTCAAATGCTTGTCGCCACGTCTTGGTAAGGGTTGCGCGTTCCCAACGATTACCAGCCCTCTCAGCGTTTGTTGTCCAAGGTCGCTGATTGAACTCAAGACGATAGAACACTTGTTCGGCATCTTCATAACCACAAATACATTCCATGGGCTAAATGTCATCGTTTATCACTTTTGTGTCAAATTGCCTTTTTTGTCCGTTATTGTCAATTAGCCACCATGCCCCGACGTTATCTCTGAAGGGAATCAACTCAGCGCTATCGACCTTTTGAATCAGATATCCATGCTCACGGGATTTATCTCGATTAGACTCAACCCATCCATGACAGCCCGAGGTTCCTGAGCCACAGAGGACAATCAGGTTCGCAGGTAAGTGGAGTTTTTCGTTTTTGGACCCACCCATCATTCGAGGACGTCGGTGATGAACTGATACTCCGAATACGCCGTGAAGTTGTTCGTTACAGCGCTCGCATCGATAATTAGCCCTAGCAAAAACTACAAATCGTGTCTCTTCATCAACCTTGAGTTTAGGTTTAGCCATTGGATTCTCGCATTCGACATGGAGTCGTTGCAAGCAAGGCAGATTGGTTCCGTCGTTTGTTCCGCCATCGCCGCACTAAGCCTACAAATCGGAATCGCTTCATAAGTCAGATGCCACCTGTCCCCCATTTGTATCCATTGGAGCATTCTTTGGTTTTCCTATCTTGGCTCTTATTTCGTCGATATATTTTTTCGCTGTTTCGGGAGATGCTTTTTGTTTTTCATGTTCATCCCACTCAGCAAACATTCGACGTGTCTCGTTGCGCTCGAACTCATCACGTTGACGTCTACGCCATTCGCGATTGATAGCGCTCGGAGATATCGCGGCATCGAAGTTAGAGTAATACCAAAACACAAGTTTCCGCGCTTCAGCCAACGGCATGTCATCATCAAGTGATTCAAACCACGCACGAACTTTCAACTCAGATACTTCAATTCGTAGGTCATAGGACGTAACCGTCCCGAGTAACATCGCAACTTCACTCAAGTTCACGGAACTTCTCCGCAATCTCGAATGCCTTTATCGCTGAAGTCTCGGTTCTATTTCGAACTCCTGCTCCACGCAAAACTAAATCCATCTGCCTCATCGTTGGGACCGTCCCTATGTAATCCAAAGCCTTCTCGATATCTTCATTTGAATGACCGCGCTTATGAGCCGCTTCGCATATCTTGAGAAGCGAATGCCAAGCGCCCTTACCCATCGGCTTCACTTTTTGTTTTTCCCACCATCGCTTTGCGACCTCTTCAAATTCAGGACGAATCGCGATAGCGAGTTCGTCGCTCTTTGTTGTAGATAGGACGGATGTATAGGACGAGTGGTGTGAAGTAGAGTTAGGGAGTTGAGGGGTCAGAGTTTGGGAGTTGTCCCTATCTGAGTTAGGGAGTTCTGATTCTGACTCCCTATCTGTGTTAGGGAGTTTATCTACTGGAAAGAGCAACTGATAGACCGTTGCATTACCCCGAGAATTACCCTTGGAGACGATTTTGATATAGCCCTGAGCAATCATCTCGTTGATTACTTCTCGGATGTAATGGGTCGTACAGCGACTCTTTTTTGCTAGGTGTGTCTGTGAGGCGAAGAATCGCCCATCATCGTGAGCCATATCAGCGAGGGCTAAGTGCAGAATCAGACGAGTCCCGTTATAGGGCGAATCCGACCAAACCTTAGTCATCCACCGAATGCTCACAAATTACCTCCACAATGAGGACACTGTTTATTTTTGCCGTGTCTCTCTGTCGCTCTACCGTTGATTGAACTCATAGCCACATAAACCTTGCACCCATGTCGGGTGTCAGTGAGTCGTGCTATGTGTCCCGTTTTATGGAGGACGGACAATACACCTGAAGCGCTACCGTGATGCAAGTTCATGAGCGTGGCTAACTCTTTCCACGTCACACCATATTCGTAATTGCTTTCAATGATTGATAACGCCAATCTCTGACGCTTTCCCGTTGTTCCTGTGGAATCATCACGGACGGCTCTCGCCCGTGATGTCTCACTTCCACTATGACCCGAGGTTCCCGCATAGGGCAACTCAGGATGTTGCAGTAATTGCTTCTCCTTGGTTTTCATTTGTCCCCTCGACTACAAGTGCTGGTGGATTGATTCTCAACTGTTGCTCACGAAACTTTTGACGAAACAACTCGAGATTATCTGCGCTGAATTTATCTTTGTTGCCAGTGATGTACTGACCAACTGAAGCGAGCGCTTCTAAATCTGTTGCCTGAGTTATCTTCATCATGACCGCACTTGGCGATAAAACGTCATCGGCACTTGAGCGCTCATACGAGGTCGCATCAGGGTCAACGTCATCTGTTGGTAGGCAAAGTGTCTGAAGTAATGCAGTGCGGAATGCAACTGACATCGCTTTGGCAGATGCTTTGTCTCCTGAATCCATCGCTTCAGCGGCAACGGTACTTACAATCGAATCACCATTCGGTCCGTGGAATGTGTAAGACACTTGAACTCGAACATGACCCATCGCAGTACGGTTGCGACCAATCTCGACAGTTGTGTATTGATAATCTAAAACGTCAGGAGTAACGATTACTCCGTATTTTTGAAGTGCGGGTGATACTGCGTTGACCACTGCATCAATGCCACGGAAATTGAATCCTTGCGCTTGATTACGGTCTGTTTTAGCAATCGCCCCAACTGATTTCATAACTTCGTTGAGTGCTTGAACTACTGTCTTGTTTTCCATGTGTCCCTTTCCTAATCTGCTATCACGAATGAAACGCCAGTCTGCGCTGGTAACACTTTTACAGACGGGATAATTTCACCTTGGGTTGATATTACCTTATTTTCTTCAACAATCAACTCATTGAGAGCCTTTTTGTCGGGTTCTTTTTTGACTCGCAATAACGTCGGGTCATTTTCTTCAGCCCACTTGATGAACTCATCGGCGTTCTCAATCTCGACTTTCGGACGACCTGCCGTGGTCTTGAGTGTGCCATGGGGTAGAACTACCGATTTCCGACCTTCAGAGCGCTGTAGGAGCGCGTATGGGGTCAGGATAGCCTCAAAGTACCTAGCGTCGTTTTCAAGGGCTGTATTGACCTGTGAGAGCCATTGAGAGACCCTCTCGATTTCGGCTTGCCCTAGTTTGACGTTTTCTTCTTGCTTACGTCGAATTGACCGTAGTTTCCTTAGCGCCCAATCAGCCTTTGCATCGTCATCGACGGTGAATGCTTCTCGGACTGGTGTTTCTTCGATATCGAAATCATCGATTTGAACTGCTTGCTCCATGTTGATTCCTCCCTTTGGGGCGAGGATATCTAACTAGGGTTTATATGTCAAATACCTCAGAACCCAATGATTTGACCAACATACATGGAGGCACCGACAACGGTGGCGATAAACAAAGCGCCAACTGTACGGATAACCCACTCTGAGCGTGATTCCATTTTTTCGAGGCGGTCTGTTATGTGTTCCATCGCCTGTTGAATGTTATCTGTGTCGGATGAATAAACATCTTGACGAACATACGTTTGCGAGATATTTAGATTCATCTGCTTGACTTCCATTGTTAGGTCATCAAGACGACGCATCACTTCTCCGAGAGTGGGTTGTTGTTCCATTATTTACCAGCCCTCGCTTCGTCAGGCGACTTAGCCGCTGGCTTTGAGGCAGGATATTTTGGACGAGCAACTGCCATGATGAGGTTATACGAACGCTTCTTGAGATAAACACCATCTCCGTTTGATTGACTGCCCTTGTTGTCTCCCGCTGTGTTGCCCTCGGCAACTACTAAGCGTTTCAACTGAGTATTGTTTTTTACCACGATACCAACGTGGTCGGGTTGTGCATCCTCGTCAAACTGGAAGAAAGCAATATCGCCTTCTTGAGCCTGACCGACTGGAACTAATTGACTGTTTTTTGCAAACCACTTCAATCCAGCATCGCAAGAAGCAAAACCCTTTTTGGTCTGCCCCGCGACCAGCGCTGACAGATTGTTTTGTCCAAAGCACCATGAAACGAACATCGCACACCATGGTTGGTTATTGAGACCAAACCACTTGCCGTACTTAGTGTCGTTATTCGGACCTTCTTGGTAGCCTGACTCAACCTCTGCGAGCGCTGTTGCTACGACTGATTGCGAACTCATTACTCTTCTTCAGCCGAATCTAATTCTTCAGGGTCGGTGTAAAGAGCGTCAAGTGTCTTTTCATTTTCTTTTCTTTGAGCGTACTCGCCAAGTCCGAGGAATGATAGAACTAGAACAACTGCTTGCTCCACAGGTAAATCGGGACTGATTGCAGTGATGACCAAGGCAACGGCGGAGGAGATAAAAGCCGCGACACGGACTGGATTACGGTGAATAAATTCTTTCATGATGCTCCTAGATAGAAGGTGGACAAATTATACCTGAAGGTTATTGCAATTCCCCGAGAATGACTAAATCCCCTCGGACTACGACTACAAGGACGATATCGCCATTGTTCGGGGTGTAACTTTTGAGGTATCGGATGCCTGAAATTGGCGTCGTACTACCTGCAAGTTTGATGGTTGCAGAATGAATGGGTGACGAAACATGAGAAACAATTTCTGCCCAGTGGAAATTGACCCGATTTCTAGAGTCTACGAACTCTGCTAAAGACGACGCTATTTCATCCATTATGCACCTACCGAAATAATCTCGTTTGCTCCAACCACACGAACAACTCGTGTAGTTGTTGACATCTCATTATCTGCGGCTAAAGGTACTGTAATGTCGTCAATAATCACTAAACGGTCGACTTTTGCTCCAACAGATTTTACATACACGACGTCATTTGAATCTAAAGTCGGGTCTACAAGACTTCCGAAAGAAATCTGTTCTTGAGCGCCTATGTATTTGTTGAGCAAAATCGTTGCAACATTGATTGCCTCTGCTTCTGTGGCTAAGAGATTACCTGTCACAAAAGTAGGCGCTTCGCCGAATACCCCATATCGATAGGTTGGACTCGCAGGGTCCTCATCCCATACTTCGACCCGAATAGGTGTGCCGACATTTGAGCCTTCAACTGTATAAATAATTCCGTTGTAAGTATCACGACTGGAAATATCTCGCGAAAGATTTGTAATGATAGTTCCATTTCCCTCTTCAAAAGTCGCCACGACAGGCGAGCCGTCGAGTGATGGAAACTGACGCATGGTTGCAACGCCGTCGACGTCAAAAAATAAGTCGTATCCACCGAGTTCGCAGATTTCTACAGCATCTTTCCATGGGTCATTACTGGTTTCTGCTCCTAGAATGACCTGATTGATGGTGACGTTTGTTGTTGGGAAATTCACTTGCACATCTGAGTAACGGTCTTGTAGTAGATTTTGAATTGAACTCTCGAGGGTGCCGTCGACCATTTGATAAGGCTCCGTCCACTTATTGCGAGAGACAATAATTCCTCTGTCAACTCCTTCGATATCAATGAAAACGCCATCATTCTCATCGCGAATCTTGATATCGGTCATGACGAAAACGCCTAGTGGGACATATTCCTTTGTACCATCATCAAATTGAACTCCACGATATAAGCGTAATTCATTACCAAACGGCGTAAGAAAATCGAAGTCAGTATCAGGAACTAAATTATCGACCGAACGATAAGTCGTGAGTGAGACTTTGCAAGTTCGACGGTACGCATTACTGACTGAAACCTGTACTTCCCCACTCGCAATATCCAAAACCAATAATTTTTGTTCTTGATTCCATATTTCTGCTTTGGCTACGGAAATATGATTAGTGCGAATTGCGGCTTTGAGTTCCGCACTGGCTGGATACATTACGCATCTACCTCGACATATCGGAGAGTGATATCCCGATAGACGTTACCGCTTTGCGTCTCGGCAGTCCAACTCCTATCAATGATACGAATGTATTTTTGATTTCCGTATGGGTCTTGTACCAAGATAGTTCCTTGGTATTCGATAAGGGGAAGAATGTAATCCCATTCATCCTCAGTAACAGTTTTGATGTTGTAACCACCATCTTCACCTTGAATTGGACCTGCAACAACAATAGGTCGATTAGAGCCGAGTGGTCTAAAGACTGTGTTTGGTTCTTCAATCAGAACATCCAATTCTTTGAGAACGCGAATTGAGCCTTGATTGATAGTTGGGTCCTCTATGGCTTTGAACCACCATGTTGCATCATTCGTAATAAGTACCTGCTGGACTGTTCCCCAGTTAGAGGAGAATTCATTCGATGATGCGTCAATGGCTACTGCGCGACAACGATAATATGCCGTGATAGTTCTCGGTGCTTCATAGTCAACTGCCGTGGCAACATAACTCAGATTCGGAATTAGATTCTCGCCATTTCGAATTCCTTGGTAAATGACACCAGCATTATCAGAGCGATGAATGTCGTAATACTGCGAGACATAAGCGCCGGGTAGAGCCGCGCCAGTAAGAGTGAATGAGGCTTTACCCTCAGTGCTTGACCAACTCACGTTCATTGTGGGAATCGTTGGAGGGGTATAACTGATTGTGAATTCGCTGTACTGCCATGTAGACCAAAACGGTTCACCGTTGATTGATTTTGCAACTCGTACATAAGCGCGATAAGTGGCAGGTAATAATAGAGTTCCGACGACTGCGGATGAATCACTGGATGCAACTTCTCCTGAATCCCAAGTAGGCAGTGATGTATCGGCAGAAAAACCACCTGCACCATACTGCGCGGCGCTAAAGACTTTGATTTGATAGAAGGCTTGAGTTCCGTTGTCAGTATCGGTAAAAGCCCAAGTCACGTCAGGTGCGCTGGATGTCGTAATAGTTCCTGTTGGGGCGGAAACGGTTACTGTTGGTTGAGCCGCAATATCTACATCAATGTACAACTCATAGAAACTACCAATATCTGAAGTTTCTTCATATTCTGTTATTTTCGCTCTAAGTCCATTGATTGAAGCCTGTGACCATGCCTCGCCATTAGGTGCTGATGAGTAGTAAGGACCAGTAAAAGTTGTTGGACTTGTATTTTGTCCACGAACTGCCAAAGCGGAATGGAAATAATTTTGATTATCAATACGAGAGCCAAGATAGATATTCAACTTACCTGAAGATGTGGGTGTTGAACATCTTGCTCGTACACGAACCTGCTTGACTCTCTGCGAGGCAGAAATCGTTGTTGTTCCAAAATCAAGAATCGCGGTGGCTTGTCCCGTAATACTCGTGGTTTTAGAAATATATGTAGCATCGCTATCATCAGAAAGTGCCGCATTGAGCGAACCTGAGCCACCCGTGATGGTATAAAGAGTTGAACCTGATGCCGTCGCATTGGGGCGTACTGTTGTGACTGCCATCGCCTATTACTTTCTCTTCGATTTCGCTGTTTTCAGTGTCGCCGCCATATATGCCGCAACTTGCGAAGGTGAAGGCGACCCACCGCTACTATTGATAATCAATGTCGCATTTGTTGACCCTGATTTTGTTCCGCTTGATGAAACGGTGCCTTTTGGCTTTGAAGAAGTTGGCGCAGAGGCACCTTGTTGTTTCTTCAAAATTGCCATCAATGCTGTAGATTGTGCGAGCAACGCATCGCGTTGAGATGCAAGAGTTGTGTACTCAGAAGTTTTAGTATCAAGATTAGCCAGTGCTGTGTTTAGCGCAGTTTGTGATGCTGTTGCATCTGCCCAAGCCTCATCTGCCGCGGCACTTGCCTCAAGAGATTCTTTTATAGCCGTATCAAAAGCGCTAACCTCGGGAGGAATGAGGTTTGGAGTTTCAGCACCTTTGACTCCCATACTTGCCATCGCTGATGCCATAGCCGCGGCTATTGCCGCCGCGATAGAGTTAGCAAGAGTAATCAAATCATTCTTCTTAGCAAGCAAAGCATCATAAAGTGCCTGTGCTGAATCTTTTCCTAAGTTAGCCATAAAATCTTTGAGTGGTGCTAGTTGCAATTCCATGCCCTGACGAATAATTGTCATCGCATTATTCAAATCAGTGACCTTATCGAACGAAGCATCTACCATTTTTTGTAGAGCGTCCACTTGGTCTTTGTAGAGGGTATTGCCCATCTCTTGACCAAGCGCTGTAGATGTTGAACTTATCTCTTTGTAAAGATTATTGATTTCCGCTAATTGGTCTCCCCCCGCGTTAGCCAAAAGCGCTGTAAGTTGACCAGCGGCTTCAGGACCAGCCTCAAGAAGTTGTCGTATGTAACCCTTATCTAAACCGCGACTTAGCAACGTGCGAATGTTATTGGCAAAGGCTTTGATATTGGCTAGTCGGTCACGCAACTGTTTTGTAACAGCATCAAGACCACTAGCGGCTTTCTTGGTTTGCGTAATAATGACACCAGTTGCAGTCTTGACGGCTTTGATTACAGCGGCTTCATTATTGTCAGATAGGTCAACTAGAGCAGTTCCGTAATCTTTGATTGAACTCGCAAGGCTCTTTGCAAAAGAATCTTGTTCTTTGAGGAGGTCATCAAGTTTGGCTTTTTGCTCTTCCCATAGTTTGACTGCCTTTTCGCGCTCGCGAGCCAAGTCAACCAACATTCCTGTTGTTGTCTTTAGATAATCGAGAACCGCATTCTTTCTAGCATCATCAAAGCCAGTGAAGCGCTTCGTCACGACTTCAACTAATCTATCGTAAGTAGAGATAATCGAGTCAACGGTTGCATTGGCTGAACTCAAGCCCTTTTGAATCTCTGAAGGCTCACCGAAAGGCTCTCGCATCATGGCTGAGAGTTCATTGATTGCCTCTTTTCTATTTTGGATAGCCGTTTCAAGTCGCCGAGTGGCATCTTCAAGTTCGACATTGATTTTCTCGAAAGCCGCGCCGATTTGTTCGGCTTGTGGAATCATGTCGCGAACGACCTTATCCAGTTTGCTATATGTATCTTGAATCTTCTTGAGAGCCACACCCTCAAGTCCCTCACTAGCGGCATCAAAAACTCTCTTTACAGAATCAAGAGATTTCAGAACTGCATCTCGAGCCGATTCACTACTTTTTGTAAAACCGACTGCAAAGTCATATTTGATGTAATCG